GGGTCACAGCGACACCTGCATGATCGTGACAGTGGCGCCGGCGAGGACGTTGAGGGCGGCGCCGGAGTTCTGCCAGACGACGACCTCGAGGTAGGTGCCGGCGGCGAGCTGCTGGATCGTGGTGATGGTGCTGATCGGGTACGGGTTCGCGACGCCGGTGCCGACGCGGGTGGCGTCGAGGCCGGTGGATCCGTTCGCACGGATGGTGAAGTCCCGCCAGCCGGTCGTATGGTTCGCCCACGGCACCGAGGCGACGATCAGGTACTTGCCGCCGAGGCCGGACGGCACCGTGAGCCGCGACGGGTTCGTCGACGGCGAGTGGATGCTGTCGGTGTCCCAGGAGTCTGCAGCATCGAACGACACGGCGGTCGCGGTGAGGTCGGCGATCGACTGGGTCGTCGTCCGGTTCGCTTTGCATGACGGCGGCGCCGCGCAGAACACGACGCCGTCACGCACAGCGTCGCCCCACGACGCCGGCGGTGACGTGCCTGTGGCCGGGTTGTGCAGCGATTGGGGGTCGACGAACGGTGTGGTCATCTCGATCTCCTCAGAACGACCAGGCGGCCGAGCCGCCCCACGTGGACGTCCCCCACTTGAACCACGACCACCCGGCGCGGGTGGCGTCGAGGGTGAGGGTCACCATCCAGCCGGTGAACATCCAGGTGTGGGTGACGCCGATGACGTGCGCGGTGACGTCGAGGTCCTGGCCGCTCGCCGCCTTCTTGTGCACCCGCACCAGCCATCCCGGCTCCACGGCCCGGGCGAACGGGGCGAGGACCGTCGGGTTGTTCTCGACCCGGAACGCCACCTGGCGGACCTGCGGGGTCGGGGTCCCCTGCGACGCCACGATCCACTCGGCGATGGCGAGCGACTGCTTGTCGGTCGGGTGCAGCAGCCCCGACAGCTGCACCGCGTTGCGGCGCCCGAACGCAGCGGTCGACGCGGTGTTCTCCGCGGTCTGCTGGCGGCCGTACGTCGAGTTGACCGCGGCGACGTTCGTGATCGCGAGCGGGTCGTCGACGATGACGGTCCCGGTCTCAGCCATCTCCTGGGCGCCGCCGGCCAGCAGGGTTGGGTCGTCGGAGAACGTCATCTGCACGGTGGTGGACACGGTGTCGTCCCACGCCCACGTGCGTTTCGAGAATCGGAGGTCGCCGTCGCGGTCGACCCAGATGCGGCCCTGTTCGGTGTCCTCGACCGTCTGCAGGAGACCGGCGACGTCACCGGCCCGATACCCCTGGAGGGTGGTGATGCCGGACGGGTCGAACGTGCCGGTGTCCGCGGCGAGCCCCATGGCGGTCACGACGTGGTCCAGGCGTTCGTCCAGCGAGTCGCCCGCCCACGCGACGCGACCCGCCTCGTACAGCGCGGCGACGAACGCGTCTTCGGTCGGGTTCGCTCCCGGAGCGGCGAAGGCTCCTGAGCCGAAGTCCTCGAACACCATGACGTGGTCGATCACACCCTGATAGGGCACCGCTGAGGGGTCGTTGCCCTGCCCGATGAACAAGTCGGTGAGAGTCGCCGCTCGAGCCCCGGACAGAGATGAGCCCAACATGAGGTCGACGGGCACCCCGTCGATCCACAGCAGCGGTTCCTGCGCCGCTGTGTTGAGCGCGACCGCGACATGGTGCACGGTGCCGTCCGCTCCGAGCCACGCCCGGTCGACGCCACCGGATCCCGCGACGGACCCCCAGAGGTTGGCCTTCGGTGAGGCGGCGCCGGTGTGGCGGTCATCGACGAAGACGAGAACGCCGGTCGCGGCGATCTGCACGATGAGACACATCACGTCGCCCGGGGCGCCCGGAGCGTTGATGCACTGGGTGAGCAGCCGCAGCTGGGCAGGGCTGCCGAGGGAGTGCAGCTGTCGGTCCTCCGGGCCGGGCAGCTGCACCCACATCGAGATGATCTGCCGGGACGTCAGGTCGATCTTCGAGCCGGCGTCGACGACGACGCCGTAGCCGTCAGCGTCGGTCTGCCCCCACGTCTGCGCATCACCGTCGACGACCGGCCCGAACGGTGTCTGCCCGGCGGAGAACGACTCGAACCCGCCGGTGTGCCGCGACGTGATCGACGTCATCTTGTCGGTCCAGCCGCCCTCACCGGGCCGCCACCAGTGCGTCGGAGCGACCCCGGCCGCGACCTGGGCGTCGAACGCCGTGTCGGGCGCGGCACCCTCGGCGAGCACACCGAGGACGTCCTGTGCGGTGACGGTCACGACCGGCAGCCGCGCTGTCAGCTGCTGCGGCCACCCCGAATCGACGAAGCCTGACCAGCGGGTCGTGGTCGTCGAGTTGTGCGTGACCCGCACCCGCACCGGAGTCCCGTTGTTCAGGTCGCCGTAGTACGGGCCGCTCGGGTTCCGCGGGTTGAACCGGCCCGTCGAGTTGTCGAGCGTCAACGACAGCGACCCGGGACGGATGGACCGCACCGTGTCGCGTCCCGACGTCGCGACGATCGCCGGCGACGACGAGTCGAGGTCCACCCAGTCCGACAGGTCGACCCAGTCGCCGGCAGCGGGACTGGATCCGGGACCGAACCCGAACGCCATCTCGACGGTGACCGCGACCCGGTCGAAGCTCACGCCATGCTCCGCGCCAGGCGCGGGAACCGGACACCCTTCGCGACCGCGGTCTCGACCTGTTCGGCGACCCACGAGATCGAGTCCGCTGCCACCGGACCGGCGAACGTGACGTTCACCGTGACCGGCGACGACGCTGCCCCGGCGATCGGTCCGCCACCGCCGGCGCCGACGCCGGCGGAGATGCTGGGTGCGACGCCGGACACGACCCGGTTCACGTCCGCAAGTCCGGCCTTCATGCCCTGGGCGAGACCGGCCATGATCGCAGCGCCTTCAGGGATGAGGAGCCGGCGGTCGACGTCGATCGGACCCTTGTGGTCCTTGATCCACGAGCCGATCCCGCCAACGAAGCTCTTGACGGCTTCGAACTTCTCCTTGATGCCGTTGAGGAGGCCGCCGATGATCGACCGGCCGGCGTCGAGCAACCACGACCAGGCCCCGGCGAAGAAGCCGGTGATCCGTCCCGGGAGCCCGGCCACGAAGTCGACGACGCCTTGCACGCCGGCGGAGACGACGCCCTTGATCCACTCCCACGCCACCCGGGCGGCGCCGACGATGATGTCCCACGCCCGACCCCAGTCGCCCTTGAGGACAGCGGTCGCGAAGCGGATGACGCCACCGATGATCGCAAGGGCGATCTCGATGATCCGCTGCACGATCGGCCACACGAACTGGACCACGGCCACGATCGTGTTCCACAGGAACTGCCAAACGGGCAGCACGACGCGAACGAACTCGATGACCCGCTCGGCAAGGAACTTCCACCAGGTGGCGATCAGCGTCGCGAGGTCCGCGACGACGGGCACGACGTTCTCCTTCATCCAGTCGAACGCGGCGACCAGGGCCGGGATCACGTTGTCGCGGACGTACTCGAACTGGGCGACCAGCTGGTCTCGGATGAACCCGACGATCTTGTCGACCCATTCCCGGAATGTGTCGTTGGTCTTGTAGAGGTAGATGAAGCCGGCGACGAGGGCCGCGATGGCGGCGACGACGAGCAGCACGGGGAGGCTGATCGCGGAGATGGCGGTGGCGAGGGTGCCGAGCACGACGAGGACGGGACCGATGACGGCTCCGAGACCGGCGACGATCAGGATGATCTTCTGCACGCCCTTGTCGAGGCCCTTGAACCACTCGATGCCGTCCTTGACCCAGCCGAGAAGCTTGATGCCGACGGGCAGCAGCATGGTGCCGATGTCGATCGCGAGGTTTCGGAGCGTCGTCGTCATCGACTTGAGCGACCCGGACGCTCCGTTGGCTTCGCGGCCGGCTTGGCCCTGGGCCTTGGCGGTCTGCTCGGTGATGATGGCGAGGGTCGCAGCCTGTTTCGCTTGCAGCGACATCTCCCCGGTGCCGTTCCACAGGCCGAGGGTGAGCGCCTTCTGCTTGATGAGGGCGTCATTGGCGGCAATGCCGTAGTTGTCGAGCATCGCGTTGTTGCCCTTCAACGCTCCGGTCAATGCCTGCACTGCGGTGTCGGTCGATCCGCCGAACATGGCGGAGAGGTCGCCTGCGAGCTGCACGAGCGACGCCGAGGTCATCGCGGCCTGGTCCTCGGACATGCCGCCGATGTTCATCAGCAGCGACCCCATCGTGTTGGCGTACTGCAGCGCCTGGTCCTTGGCGATCCCGAAGTAGGTCGGGAGGGTGTCGGCCCAGCGCTTCACCGCAGTGGACGCCTGTGTGAACACCGTTTCGGTCGCTCCGACAGCGTCGGCGTAATCGGCGGCCATCTTGAATGCGGCGCCGCCGGCGACGAGGACCGGCAAGGTGATGCCGACCGTCATCGACTGGCCGATGGAACGCATCTTCGTCCCGATGGCTTCCATGCGCTGGGAGAACCGGGAGATGTCGCCCTCGGCGTTCGCGAGACCAGGGCCGAGCCGGGAGGCGTCTCCGACGATGGCGACGCGGATCTCGTTCTTCGCCATCGTCACCCCCTCGTCACTGCTGCTCGACGGCCCTGCGTTCTTCCTCGAGCAGCTCGGCGAGCACGCCGACCTCGTAGAGGGTCAGTTGCCCGAACCGGTCCCACGGGATGTGGAACCGGGCGCAGATCACTGCTTGCTGGCGGACCCTGGCGCGGGATCGACGGGCCCGCCGTCGAGTTCCCCCGGCATCACCTCGCTGATCTTCATGGCGCCGACATCGGCGAGGGTGAGTTCCGGGTTCGACCTGCGACCCATGATCCACACGAGCGCCTTCATCGCCTTCGCTCGGGGCTGACCGGTGCCGAAGGCGTCGTCGACGCTGGTGCCGACGAGATCCTCGAACTCCTCGAGCTCGTCGAAGGTGAGGTCGTCGGGGTCGACCGTCAGGTCCATCGTGTTACTCCCATTCCAGGCCGATCTCGTCGAACGCTCGTCGGAGCTCGTCGGTGAACATGTCGGCGATCTGTTGGCGGTGTGAGGCGATCGTCGGAGCGATCACGTAGGGGCCTTCGCCGGCGTCGATGTTCCAGTTGTTGCCGACCCAGGTCGGGAACTGCCGGTACTGCTTCGCTCCGAGGAAGGCGCCGAGCCCGAACGGCACCGATGACAGGTTGCGGATCGCGATGTCCGCGGACCGCGTGGTGGCTTTTCCGAGGATCGCCTTCGCGGCCTTCTGCTGTTGGCGTGTGCCCTTGCCGCGGATGTCGGCCTCGAGCCGCTTGGCGATCGTCTTGTGCGCCTCTCGGAGCGCCTTCGTTCCGACCTTGCCGTGAGCGGAGCGGAGCTGGCGGGCGATCTCCTTCGCTCCGATCACCTGCACATAGGCCGGCATCAGGGGGTCGCGGAAGCGACCTGGTAGGCGACGCTGATCGGCGAGTTCGTGCCGTCGTAGAGGCCGACGCCCTTGAGGGACTGGTCGACGGCGTCGGGTCCACCGACGGCGGGGGTGTCGCCGTCGAACATGACGACCGGCACGGTGATGGTCACCTTCGGCTTGAGGGTGGTGCCGATCGTGGTGAGCCCCTCGCAGACCAGCACGACCTGCGCCTGGGCGCCCGCCGCGGTGGTCGACAGCACCCGGTTCTGGTGGGTGAGGTTCTCGAAGTCGCACTTGAGCTCGACGGACACCTTGCGGGTCCCGGACTCGACCGGTTCCTTCTTCAACGCGTTGGTGCGCAGGTAGCGGCGGTCGGTCTTGAGCGTGTTGTCGACCTTGACGGAGAACTCGGCGACGTCGACCTGGGTGCCGCCGACGGTGACGACGCCACGGATGAACGTGATCGGTTCGACCGCGGCGGGGTAGCTGGCGGTCGCGAGCCCGGTCGTGTGGTCGAGGGTCTGGCCGTCGATGTCGGCCTTGAACTTGAGGGTCTCGCCGGCTTTGCAGGCCAGTTCCCACGACGTCACCTTGCAGCCGGTGACGGTCTTCGGGGTGATGGTGGCGCCGCCGATCTGGGGGACACCGACCTGCAGGGTGAAGAAGTCGCCGGTGAGGTCGCCGACGGTGCCGGTGTGGGTGTAGACGCTGGTCTCTGCGGGGCCGGTGGTGGCGACGGTGCCGAGCATGTGCTTGAGCCACCACGACCAGCCGAGGGACAGCACGTCGAGCTCGATCGAGCCGGTGACCCCGTTGATGTACGGGACGCGGCGGTCCGAGCGCAGGACGCGTGTCCCGGCCCGGATGCCGGGCGATTCGACCCGGCCGGTCTCGGCTGCGAGGCCCTCGGAGAGGAACTCGAAGAACCGGTCGGGGGCGACGAGGGTGCCGTAGGTGACCTCGTCCTTGACGCCGAGTTGTCCGAGGAATCCGCTCATGGCTGCTCACCCTTCTTGGTTGCCGGCTTGGCCGGCGGCTTGGACTGCTCCCAGATGTCGGTCTGCGTGACGAGCCCGGCGGCGACGTCGTCGGGGATGTCGACGTCGACGCCGGGTTCGGCCTGCCAGATGCGTCCGCCGGCGGCGATCTCCACGCCGCCCTCGAACGGGCCGATGTAGCGCACCTTCACGGGCGCACCTCCATGGTTCAGGTCCGGGCCCGGAACCGGACCGCGGACTGGATGACGTGCCCGTAGCCCTCGTCTTCGACGGTGGGGGTTGAGGCGGGGTGGGCGATCTCGTTCCACAGCACGCCGGCGGAATGCGCGAGCGCGATGTTGTCGGGGTTGCGGAGCTGGTCTTCGATGACGGCGAACAAGGCGTACGCCCGGTCGCATGCTTCGAGCGCGTCGTGTCCGGGCCAGCGGACGATGACGGTGACTCCGATCTCGAAGTCGCAGTCGCGGCGTCGGGCGCCGAGCTGCGCCCAGTCTTCGGTGCCGTCGACGGGGCCGAGGATGACCATCTCTCGGCCGAGCTCGGCGGGGACTCCGAAGCCGATGTCGGGTTCCCGGTCGGGCCACGGGCAGCCGTCGGCGAGCAGGTCGTGCAGGGCCCGCACCGCGGCGGGCACAGCGGACTGGGCCATCAGGCGATCCCTGGGGTGCGCATCGACCAGCGGTCGAGGACGACGTCGACGTCGGGGATGCCGGTCTTCGATCCGCGTTGGCCGGGGACGATGAGGGCGAACGTGCCGCCGTTCTCACCGGAGGTGAAGCTCGAGGTGCGGTCCGGGACTCCGCGGTTCGATCGGTTCAACACGTCGCGGACGCGGGTGAGGAAGGCGCCGAGCACGTCGGCGGGTGGGCGGTCGAAGCCGTGTTCGTAGCCGATGTGCCACGGCGTCGATGGCCACGTCCCGGAGGGGAGCTCGGCGACGCCGTCGGCTGATGCGGCCACCGCTGCGAGCTGCGGGGCGGTGAGCCCGTCGGCGTATCGGACGGTGCGCAGCATCGGGTCGTCGAGCACGACCCGGGTCGCGCCCGACGCGCGCATCGGGGCGAGCCGGTAGCGGGGCACGAACGCGACGCCGCAGATGTCCTCGAACTCGGTTTCGACGAGGCGGCGGGCGGCGACCACTGCGGCCGTCGGGTACTTGGCGGTGTCGGTGAGGGCCGGGTCCGACGCCCGGATGTCGGCCGTCGACGCGTAGTAGGCGGCGACGACCTCGATGCGGGTCGTCACGGCCTGGGTGCCGTCACTCCAGGTGGCGGTCAGTTCGTCGAGCGTCGTGGTCTGCGTGGCGTTGAGCGCCGCCTGGCGGACACCGACGGTGCCTGACGGGGTGGTGGTCGCCGCGGCGGTGAGGACTGCGGTCCCGTCGGAGCGGGTGACGGTGACGGTGACGGGGCCGGTCGGGTCGACCAGGTCGCCGTCCTGGTCGCGGAACCGGCCGGTGATCGTCGCCGACGAACCCGCGAGGATCTGTTCGTCGGCGACGATCATCAGTCGGCCTTCTTGCGGCCTCGGCCGCGGCCGGTGGCGGGCTTGTCGGCGCTCTCGACGGCGGGGTCGTCGGCGACGGCAGCTTCGATCACCGGTGCGTCGCTGGAGATGCGGTCGATCTCGGCGCGGACCTGGGCGGCCCGGTCCGTTCGACCGGACGCCTCGTAGCCGCGGAGCTCCTCGTGCAGGCCTCGCAGGTGATCGTCGGTCGTCATGGGCTTCTCCTTCGTGTTCGGGTCGGGCCCGGTCGACCGCACCGGGGTGCGGTCGACCGGGACGACCTCAACGTCAGAACGTCGGCGCAGCGAGGCCCGTGCCGCCGATCGTGGAGATCGACGTCGGGTACCGGCCCGGCGTGAACAGCGAGAACCGGCCCGCAGCGAGGCGCACCTGGCCGGGTGCGGTCGCGGGCACCTGCTCGAAGGTGAACTGCAGCAGGTCGTCCTCCCAATAGAGGATGTCGAAGCTGCGGGCCACGCAGATGACGTCCTCGGTGCCGCCACCGAGGGTGGTGGGGATGGAGGCGTCGGTGATGACCGGCAGGCCCTGCAGCGTGCCGACGACCTGGCCGTACTCGGCGGCCTGGCCGAGCCCGATCACCGACTGCGGCGGCGTGGTCGAGAACTCGAACAGGGGCCGGCCGGAGGTGTCGACCGCGGCGGTGATCCAGCCCCAACGACGGGGGTGCATGTAGATCACGTTGCCGGGCATGAACCGCGCCGAGTTGATCCGCTGGATGGCGTCCGCGAGCTTCGGCCACGCCTCGGCGACCGTCGGCGACGCGTCGGTGTAGGTGACGGCGTTGATGCCGGCGACCTGCAGGATGCCGCGGTGCTGCGGGGCGGTGCCGTTGCCGTTGACGGCCGACGCGTTGAGCGCCACCTCCGACGCGGCGAACAGGTCGGGGAAGATGACCTGGTCGACGACGGGTCCGCCGCGCATGAACAGGGTGCGGGAGATGTCCTGCGCGGCGGTCACCAGGTTCACCGTCGAGGTGAGGTCGGTGTTCGCCATGTCCTGCTCGTTGAACGCGGCGGCCTCTGCGGTCATGGCGCCGGCGGAGCCGGTGGTGCCACGCGGGACGGTGAAGCTCACGCCCTCCGGGGGGAGGTCCATGGCGTTCAGCGAGTTGAGGAACGGGCGGCCGGCTCGGGCGACGGGCGCGAACTGGTCGACGAGGTACTGCGGGGGGACCGCTCCGGCCATGGCCGCCACGCCGATGTCGCGGTGCTCGACGGCGACCTCCTGGTTGTGGCGACCCATGCGGGCCTCGGCGCCGGCGACGTCGCCGGTGCGGAAGCTGGTCGCGTACAGGTCGGCGAGGAAGCTGTGGTTCCGGTCGGGCCGGTAGGTGCGGGCCTCGGCGCCGATGACGCCTTCGCCGGCGGGCAGCGTCGGGCGGGACGCTGCGGCGTCGGCGTGACGCTGCTCGATGGCGACGAGCTCGTCGAGGCGGACCTCGAGGTCCGCGATCTGGGTGTCCACCTCGGCGAGGTGGTCGCGGGCCTCGGCGAACGCGGCGGCCTCGGTCTCGTTGAGGTCGCGGGACTCGGCGGTCGGCGCGGCGAGGACGTCGGTGACGGCGCTGTGGGCGGCGTCGCGTTCGGAGCGCAGCTCGGAGATGCGGTCGCGGAGGTACTGGATGAAGTCCATGGGGGCTCCCTACGGGTTCGGTTGACGGGTTGGGGGTCCGGCAGGTGGAGCGCAGGTGCCCGCCCAGGTGGTGCCCGGTGTTCCGGGCCCGGCGTGGGGTGCTGCGTGCGTTCCGGCGTGCAGGTGGTTGCTCAGACGCCGAGGGCGGCGGCCTGAGCGGCGGCGAGCGACAGGGGCATCCCGGTGCGCTCGGCGATCTGTTCGGGTTCCGGGCCGCCGGCGTCGGTGTCGGGGTCGATGCCGGCGGCGGCTCGGAGGGCGATGACGGTGACGTCGTTGGCCGGGTAGGTGACGGCGGACACGTCGAACAGTCGGACCTCGAGGATGCGGCGTTCGGTGTAGTCGTCGTTCCATTCCTGGCGGAGCGCGATGAACGCGTGGGACATCTGGTCGACGTCGCCGCGTTCGAGGGTGGAGCGCAGCTTGACGGCGTCGGGGTTGACGAGGTCGAGGTCCGGGACATCGACGCGGAGTCCGACGTCGTCCTGGGCGAGGGCGAGGGTGCCGGGCTTGGTGCGCGCGAGGGGGAGCCCGTCGTGGTTGATGAGGAACCGGACATCGTCGGCTTCGCGGAGTGCCTTGGTGAACGCTCCGGGGGCGATGGTCTCGGTCCATCCCCAGGGGGGTCCGCCGGCGACGTCGTAGCCGACGTCGAACACCGCGGCGTAGCCGCCGACGCCGACGGTGTCGCCGTCGGAGCGGAGCTCGACAGGCTGCTCGGGCGAGCGGCGGGCTTCGACGAGGGCGCCGCGGGACCGGCACGCGATGCCCGCGGCGATCAGGTCGCCTTCGGTGAGGTCGAGTCGGGCTCGGACCTCGGCGGGAAGGGTGAGTCGGTCACGGATCATGGAGCCTCCGTCGTGGTGGGCTTCGTGGTGCGACGGGTGAAGGTGGTGTCGCCGGCGAGGGGTGGCAGGTTCTCGAGGCGGCGCATCTCGTCGTTGGTCAACAGCGGCACCCCGGTGGCGTCGAAGATGCGGGCGGCGGTCTCGTAGGAGGCGTAGCGGGCGGCGAGGTCGGCGCGGAGGATGGCGTCGAGGTTGTGGCGGACGCGTTCACCGCGGGGCAGCAGCTGCCCGATACCGGTCTCGATGCGCACCAGGTAGGGGGCGAAGTCGCGGGCGGTCCAGTCGGACCACAGCTGTTCCCGGTTGCCGTAGGTGACGTTCTGGCCGGACACCGCGGAGCCGATCCATTCGGCGGGGACACCGATCGCGGCGGCGATCTGAGCGGAGGACCACTGCATCGAGTCGAGGAACTGTGACTCGTTCGGGGCGAGCTGGATGCGTTCGTAGCGGAGCCCGGAGCCGAGCACGGCGGGTTCGCGGGTTCCGCGGGTTGCTTCTTGGAACGCTGCTTTGATCTTCCGGGCGCCGGTGGCGTCGAGGTTCGGGTCCTCCGAGTAGAGGATCGCGGACGGGTGTCCGCCGTCGTCGAACCAGCGGTTCCCGAACTCCTGGGCGGACAGCCCGGAGTGGATCGTCGCTGCGGCCTGACCGATCGGCGACAGGCCTTCGGGGCGGCCGGCGACGGTGAACAGCGGCAGATGCCACAGCTGTCCGTGCGGCCACAGCTTCTCGGCTGTGCCGTCGACCTTCGCGGTCCACCGCTTCGAGCGGTCCTTCTCCCACTTGACGGCCCCGGTGGGCAACAGTTCGACCTGGCTGGGGGTGCGCGCGCCGGGGCCACGGAGGGGTCCGCTGCACCAGCCGTACGCGTTGCCGGTCGACAGGAGCGACACCCACAGCCGGTGCAGCCAGTCCGGCAGCGGTTGGCCGGGGAACGGCTCGTCGAGCAGCGGGTCGCGGGCCACTTCGGCGTCGCCGCGGTACTGGTCGACGGGCAACGTGGACCCGATGCCGGCGAGGATGCGGTAGCAGGACCACACCGCCGCGAGCTGCAACGCCCGTTCGGGGGTGACGGTCTCCCCGAACGATCCCCTGCGGGCCGCCCACATCTCGGCGACCGGGTCGGTGAGGCTTCGGCGTTCGCGGTTCGGTCGGATGAGCCCCATCAGCGTTCCAGCCACCAGCCGACGAGCACGAGCGCACCGCCGGCGGCGACGAACCCGACGACGGGGCTGAGGATGAACCCGGCGACGACGACCAGGGCGAGGCCCACGAGCTCGAGCAACGTCGACAGCATCGGCACCTCCTCAGAAGGCGTAGGTCGGGGCCACGGCGGCGGCGGGACGTTCCGTCGGCAACAACGCCCGCGCCCCGGTGACTGCTTCGAGCGGCGACAGGTCGACGTCGCTGGCCCGGCCGTCCCACGCGAACCCGTCACCGAGGCGACGTTCCCGCACTCCCGCAACCGCGGCGTCGAGCGGGCCTTGCCCATCGAGGTGGCAGAGCTGCTGTTCGCGGACCGCGGCGAGGAACCCGCCGCACGCCGCTTTCCACTCGGCGAGCCCGAACAGGTGGAGCCGGTCCTCCACGCCGGCAGCCTTGAAGGCGTCGAGCACGACAGGTACCTGCGCGGCGGTCGGACCCGCGTTGTTGCAGCCGACGACGACGGGGTCCCACTCGGCGACGAGCTCGACGAGCCGTTCCGGCAGCCACCGGATGGCGAGGCCGGTGTCGAGGACCATGACCGACGCGTCCGCGATCGAACCCCATCCCATGCCGATCGACGACGACTTGCCGTCGAAGCTGACCGACCAGCACAGCACGGGTTGCCCGGACGCGACGGGGGTCATGGCGGTGAGAGGGCGGCCGCCGGCGGTCCACTGGGTGAACGGGATGAGGGCGTCGGTGTCGATGATCGGTGGCGGCGCCCACACACAGAGGTGCTCGCGGGCGAAGCCGGCGGGTCCGAGGCGACGGCGTTGCTCCTCGAGGAACTCGATGCCTTGTCCGCGCCCGGCGCGAATCGACGGGTTCGTGGCGTGCCACAAGGACCGGTCATCGACGTCGACGGGTTCCTGCACGACGTTGCCGGTGTCGTCGAGGTGGACGACCTCGGCGGTGTGCTCGACCCAGCCGAACCGGCCGGGGTCATCGCCGAGCGCCCGACGGCGTTGCGTCCACCACCAGGCGGACCGGCCGGGCAGACCCGAGGACCCCATCGCGTTCAGCTGCCCGTTCGGATTCGCCAACAACGTCGGGGAGATGGCGTCGATGTGCTCGTCGAGAGCGTGCTGAGCCTCGTCGACCACGACCCGGTCGACGTCGTCGACGCCACGGCCGCCGCCACCGGAACGGGTGCGGTACCAGATCGTCGCGTCGTTGCTGAGCTCGATCATCTGCTGGCCGGTGCCCCGCCAGATGCGGGTGATCCTCGACCGCAGGTCCGGTGACGACTCCAGCACCGACAGGAGCCGCTGCTGCGCCTGGGTGGTCAACAGCACGGCGTCGTGCACGGTGTGCAGGATCCGTTCACCGCGTTGCACGAGGCCCCACAGCTCGACGACTTCGATTTCGTCGCCCTTGCCGTTCTGCCTGGCCATCGCCCGGCCGGTCGTCGCTGCTGCCCACCGGCCATCGGAGCGGGTCGCCATGATGACTTCGACGACGAGTCGCTGGGACGGGTCGAGGGTCTTGGCCGCGTAGTGCTCCCACATCTCGATCGCGGCGTGGGCTTCATCCAGGCTTTCGACGTCGGGAGGAACCACCAGTAGCCGCGGTGCGGGATCGACGTCGGGAGGCCAGCTGGTCGGCAACGCTCACCTCCGTCGATCCTTCGAGGCGGTCCAGGAGCTCGCCGACGATCCGGCGTTCTCGCACGATCGCCGCGGCTTTCGACCCGTCGGTCTCCGCGGCGAGCAGCTTGCCGAGCCGGTCGTAGTCGGCTCGCAGGTCAGCGGCGCGGTCCATGTGCGACCCCCCTGGTCGGTCACTCTCCGTGACGGTCGAGCGCTGGGGTCGCTGCCGGACACACAAAATCCGAC